TGGAAGTTTAATTGCACCATCAATAATACCTGCAGTAAAACCTTCAAATACACCTACGTCTTCTATTTTGGTAAGTTCTTTTTCAGGTACATCTTGAACTCTTTCTTTAACTCTAGTAATTAAACGTTCACCCGTTAAAAGATCCGTAGCTTTTTTAGCTTTTTCTAATGCTGTTGGATTAAAAAATAAACTGCTAGGAATTATCGATGAGGATTCTTTTTTTTCTTCTTCGTCCATTTAACCTCCTTATGGATATATCTTTTTGAACTGACCGTCACCCTCGTATAAATAAATTCCTCCGTCTGCTGGATTTACATAAGCTGTGTTTGGAACATATTCTGATTCATATGCTTCCTCATTAAGTGAAACTGTTTCAGTTTCAGAATCAATTACTATATCACCATTACGAGCTGTTTTTAAAGGTTTTTCCATAACTTCTTTTGGTAATTGACGTGTTTCATATAAATACCAAATATTTCCAGCGTTAATTTGAGATGATATATCTCCTTCGTCTATGTAACCACCTTCAACTAATTGCTCACCGTACTGTTTAGCTTTAGCTGTCGGTGAACCTTCTTTTAAAAATGGACTCGCACTTGAACCTGACTCTAATAGTTTAGATAAAAACATATTGATCGCTTCATCTTCAGGTATGTTATTTAATCTTGCGTATTCTTTTGCTCTTCTAATTAATTGATCTTTTTCTGGAGCATTCATGTTTTTCAATACTTCAGTAAGAGCGCCTGATTTAAAGCTTTCAGCCATAGACTCTCTTTGTTGTCTTAGACCTGCAGCAGTAGTTCCTGCTTTTGATAAAACTTGTCCAATTGTTTGTAATTTAGTTGCATCTTCTGGAGCCGTTGCACCTAATGCACTAATTAAATCTTGTATGTTTGTTTGTCTAGTAGGTTTTAGTTCTTCGTATCTACTTCTAATTAAATCAAAACTAGGATCTGAAAATGTTGTTGTACTAGGAGAAGTTGGTTTTGGCATAGGCATAGTTGTTTCAGTAGGTTTTTTACCACCTGTTCTAACTAACCCTGCATCTTCTAAGTCTTTTATGCTATAACCTTTTTTTTCGTCATACTCTAAACGTTTTGGAGTTCCATCAGCATAATTTTTTCTAAGACCACTAGTAATACCTACACCATCAGATGTAGAACCACCTTTTCTGAACATTGGTCTTTTTAATATATTTGGCATTATTGTCCCCCAACTAAACTTTGTATTCCGCCTCCACCACCTCCCATAAGATTATACAAACCTGCAAAACCTTGAATACCTGCTAAAGCTGGATTAGTTACAATAGGTGGTTGAGCACCACCTGGTACACCGCCTGCAACATTTGCAAAAATATTAGCAGCAGATCCAATTTTAGAAAGTGGAAATTGTTGTCCTAATAAATTCTGTTCTCTTATTGCATCAAGAATTGATTGTGAATAAGCTTGTGCTGCTGTTCCTGCTCCTCCTAATGAAGCAGCAGTGCCTGTTTCAAATCCTGTTTGTGCTTTACCTAATCTTAATTGATTCATTAAGTTTTGTTGAGCTTGCTGTTGCGCTTGTTGGAATCCTTCTTGTCTTAATTTAGACATAATACCGGCGTCGTAAATATCTCTTTGTCTGCCATATTCTGCTCTTTGCACACCTTCTCTACCACCACCGAATGCACCTGCAGCTATTGCTGCTTCAGATATTTTACCTTCTCCAGCCGCTCGCTGCTCGTCTAATAGTCTTTGAGTAGCATCTAATACTTCTGTTTGATATGGTGACATGTAATCTTTATATGCATCAGGACCTGTTGAAGCTTTTGCAGCTTCCATAAAAGGTTCATAAGAAGCAATACCTGTTCCAGTACCAACACCTGTTACTTCACCAGTGTCAGGATCAAATTGAATATCACCAAGTCCAGCTGCTGTAGCTTGTTTTTGCAAAGCCTCTTGAAGAAGAGGACTCATTTTAGAAATCTTAGGTGAAATAGCTGAGATATCTAATGGTTGTCTTAATTCAGACATAGTAAAGTCTGAAATTGTTTCACCAAATGGTTTTAAAAATTCTGCTTCCATACCTGGAGCATATGTTCCAGCTTGATAATTTTTTCTAGCTACATTCATTATAGACATTACGCTTGACCCTCATACATTTTCATCATTGAATACATTTTTTTAGCTCCTTCTTTTACGTCGCCGTTACCGGCTCCTCTTACAGCATCTGCTGTAAATACAAATTCATTATTTGATAACATTGCAGGAATGTCATCTGCTTTTTCTTTTATACCTATAGGCGGTACAAAACCACCTTTTTCTCTGTAATCAATCTCTCTAACACCTTGTGGATTAGTTCTAATATCTAGACCAGCAATTCCAGTTCCATCTTGTTGAACTGTTCGATTACTTACGGTCATCCCCTGTAAACCCTCACCAGTTCTATACTGTTTATATTTTTCCTCTTCTTTTCTTCTGTAATCTTCATATTGTCTTTGAAGTGCTTCATTAACTCTTTTTTGATCTCTGTAACTTAAATAACCACCAGCAAGACTTGCAATACCTTCAGGTGATAATAAAGCTTCTAATATACTTTGTGTTGTAGTTTTCTTTTCTTTATTATCATCATCAGTTTTTGTTTTCTTCTGTAAACCTTTTTTTAAAAATTCTGTAAAAAGATTGATATCTTCTCTTTTGTCGTATTGTGGCATTCCGAACGACGGAAATCCTTTACCACCACCTGACATACTATACATTTGTAAACCTGTATCTAAAAGTTGATTACCAGTACCACCACCCATACCCTGGATGCTCGCTGCTAGCTGCGGGTTGCCAGATGCTAAAGCTGCAATTGTTGCTAAATCTTTTACATCAACTTTATCAGCAACACTACCAACAAAATCTCCAACTTTGTCTGCTGCACTACCTACAAAATCTCCTACAGCGTCAACAACATCACCTAAAAAATAACCTTTTCTAGGCACCGCATTTGTAATTCCGCCACCTCTACGTAGTTGTCTATACATTTGAGATCTAGTTATTGTCATAGTTTTTGCCAATATACTTCAATTTATATGTTTTTACAATATTATTCAGAGTCAGAAGCGGCCCCTAATGGTGGCATTGCTGCTACTTTTATCTTCAAAGACCTTGTAATAAACTCCCTTTGAGTAGGTGAGTTTGGGTCAGCGATATCATCTTCTGCTTCTTTATCTGAATTATATTCGTAATTAGTTTGAGTATTTCTTAATACTACCTCTGTTTCACACTTAACAACAGGCACTTTTTTACCATTTATTATCGTGTAATTTACTTCGCCTTCTTCTTTAAACGCCATATTTTCCTCCTAATCTCTATTTATTTCCAATATTGAAGCTATAACATGCAGACGATTTGCATCTCCTGCTGTAACTTTTAATATTTCGTTTTCTTCTACAATAACCGGATGTGTTAAAAATTCAACTGTTGCATGACCTGACACAGTTTTTTCATCAAATAACACAAATACATTACTAGAAGCATCTGTTATAGTAACAGTTAAATCACTTCCATTATTACTATCATCACATACTAAAATAGATTTTACAATAGCTCTTGAATCTGATGGAGCTGTATACAAGGTTGTTTCACTTGCAGTTGTTAGATCTAATTTTGCATTCTTATATATGTTAGCCACCTACAAACCAAGAGTATTTCTCTTGCTCCTCTTTTTGTTGATTTAAAAACGTAGAATTTAATTGTTCTACAATCAAACTTATTGCTCTGTTAATTTGTTTTTGGTTTGATTCATCATATTCTTTTTTAGGTTCTGGTAATCTAATTACTATTTTTGCCATTATCTTCTACCATCCGGTTGTATATCTAATCTCATTGTTCCAAATCTCCATGACTCTGAATTAGAATCGTTTTCTATTTTTATATTAACAAACCTTCCTCTAGCTCTTGTATCTTTTTTATTTGTTGAAGTTGTGATTGTAAAAGGACTTAAACTAGTTGCTGTATCAGATTGTTGTGGATATCTTTTCACAGCTAATGTTACTTTTGCATTTCCTTGTAAATCTTTAAAGTCAGGTATAAATCTTCTAACTGCTAAAAATACTTCTCCTGCTGTTCCTTGTGATTGTAAATCAAAATCATATGATTTAACAAAAGAAGTAACTGCGGTTGTAGACCCGTCTGGATTGACTTGATCAGTTCCAACTTCATGCTCAAATAATGTGGTTTGTCCTAAACCAGATTCACCAATAATAACAGGAAAAGTTCCTGATGCAGAATCATTATATTTAGTAGCAAAAGGTTTTGGATATACACTAGCATCAATCCAAGTTGTTCTAGCCTCTGTGCCTATATACCAAACACCTTCAGGTATTTGTTTTCCTGATCCTTCTCCATAATTATAAACTACATATTTATCATTATATTCAGAACTAGTAGAAGGATAATACCAAACTACTTCAGTAAATAAATTATTAATACCTGCATAAATTTGTTGACCTTTTGTAGTATCTGCAGAGTCATATACAAAATCTTCAACAGAACATGGTAGTGATTTAACTGTACCATCAAACATAAAGAAACCGTTTGGTGACATCCAAAAAGCAACACCATCGATTTCAATAGCTGCATTCTTACCTATCAATCCACAGTTCGTACCCACTTGTTCAAAACCAAATGTAAATGGAGAACCAATAAACTTCATTGTATATAATGCGTTATCTGTCCAAACTAAAATTGTTTCTTTTGCTTTTAATGCACCCATAATTTTAGTTCCATCTTGTAATCTTTGTGTGCCGGCAGAATTAATTGCAGTTGGTGTATAATCATTAATATCTTCTCGATCTGAAAATCTTATAAACATATCATCTTGAGTTGATGTTGTGCCAATAGTTGTTTCAGTTCCTAAATGAATTAAGTGTCTAGTTGTTGGTGAAACAAGTGTAACTCTAGTTGCAGTTGGATTGTTAGAAGTAGAAAAACCTGATGTACTTGTAGATGCTCTAGTTTCTAATGGTGTTGAAGCTCCTGCGTTCCATGTAAATGTTTTACCATTTGCAATTGTTGCAATTAACACTTCTCCAAAATTACTTAGTGACCAAAGACCTGGTTCAAGTGTTACATCATCTGCAGAAGATGCTTCTCCCCAATTACCTGTTCCCCAAGTATCTGTACCCCAACCATAACCATATGATTGTGCAGCAGGACCAACAGGCTCATAAGGAATTAGTTCTATACTACCGCCTGTAGATACAGTGCCTGTTGCATTAGAACTTTGTGTAATTGTAAATACAGAAGATGATGTAACAGAAGTTACTTGAAAATTTTTATCTTCAAAATCAGAATTAGAATAACCCGTGCCACCTGGTAGTGTTACATTATTAAATTGTACAATATCACCTGCTACCAAGTTATGACTAGCTTTAGTTACAGAACAAATTGCAGATCCAGATGTAGTTGCAATTGTTGCACTAGTCAAAGCTGTCTTTACAGGTGTGATGTCATAGAGCTGACCTTCAAAATAAATAAGTAAAAATTTATCTGTGCCTATTGCAACATATCTGTTTCCATCTAAGTCTACAAATGCAAATTGACGTCTAGCTACACCTGCTATTGTATCTGTAACAAGTGATGACCAACCACCAACTTTTTCTGGTAATCCATATCTAAATCTTACATTATCAGAATCGATCCAACGCTGTTCTGCACCAGCTGTTGTATCTTGTTTATCTATTCCAGGTAAGACTTTAAAATCAATTAGAGCCACTCGTTAGCTCCTATATTTTATCTTTATACACCCAGCCTCTTGTTGCATTAACATACACCAAAGTAAAAGCTGAAGCGTTGGTTGAAACTACTAAATCAGATGCAGTACCATTTATTGGTTGTCCATTTCTTCCAACAGTTAGATTGTTAGATGCAAGGTTATTACCACTATCTATAAATGTAACTTCATTTCCAATAGAAGGTGAAGCAGGTAGATTTATTGTAATCGCAGTACCAATACCACCCCCAGATGTATCTACTAATATTTGGTCACCATTTACTGTAGTGTATGTTGCAGATGGTGTGTAGTATCCTTTAGTTTGTAATTTACCTGTGATGTTTGTACCATCAGAATATAAAACTGTTGTAGATCCAATAGGTAAAGTAAGACCTGTCCCTGATACAGTTTTAACTGTTAATGTATAATTAGATGCAGATCTAGATGTTGCATCTTCTACAATAAAAACTCTTTCTGCAGAGTCTGGCATAGTAACTGTTCTATTTGCAGCTAGTGTACCAGTTAATTTGTAATATAAATTTTTTCCATTTGATGTGGCTCCATTTGATAATGCTAATGCTACATCAGAAGAGGATACATCTAAAGATAAATACCCTGAAGCTGCTTGTTCTAATTGTTGTAAATTTGTGTTAGTGATTGTTCCCCAAGTACCTGATTTTTCACCAGTTGTAATTAGTTCTAATTTTAAATCACTCGAATATGTACTAGCCATTTATTCTCCTTATGGGTTTAACGGATCAATAGGTGTCCAGGTACCAGTTGCTCCTGGAACTATTGGGTTCCATGATATCACATCTACGGTGTTAGTTGCAAGGTTTATTTGAATACCTGTTACATCTACTCTTTTGTTAACTCTAATAGTAATGTTACCTATAGAAACCTCTATTTCAGATCCACTCGGTAATATTCTTGCAGAAGCAGATATACCTACAGTATTTGTGCTTACATTAATTCTATTTCCCGTTAAATCAACAAATACACTAACTCCTCCTGGATCTCCAAAAGGTGATGCTGCAAATGAACTACCTCCAAAATACATTATGATCCTCTACTTGTTTGAACTGGTTCCCATGTCATAGTTGCTCCTGGTACAATACCATCCCATTGTCTAATTGCAATTGTTCCATCTGCTATTGTAAAGCCTTCACCACTAACTGATGTAGAAGCTCCTGCTGTAATAGTCACAGTCCCTGTTGATAAATTCTGTCTATTTGTTGTAACAGTAACTATAGCACCTGCTTTTGCAGTCACGTTACCAACGCTTAATTCTATACCTTTTCCTGTAACTGCAACGTTTGCTTTTGCTACAATCGTTACATCACCTGTTGCTAAATTTGTTCTAACACCATCTGGTAAAATATTTGCTTCACCAACAATTGAAATATTACCAACTGAGAAATTAGCACGATTACCACTTACACCTATTTGTTGATCTGCTACATGTACATCACCAGTGTCAATCTCAAAAGCATTACCTGTTAAAGAGAGACTAGCATTACCTGTAATAGTTGGACTATTTGTGGTTAAGTTAAATCTATTGCCTGTAACACCTAACGTTAATTGTGCTACGTCTACATCACCAGTATCAATTTCAAAAGGATTACCCGTTACACTAGTTGTCGCTGAACCTCTAGGAATTACATCACCTGTAACTTCATTGATCCTACTACCTGAAACTCCAACAGTTAAATCAGCTACAGCTACATTGCCAACAGTAATGTTTACTCGGTTTCCTGTTACAGATAGATTAGCTTCAGCCACAACTGTAACTGTGCCTGTGCTTACATTTAATCTACTACCTGTAGGAAGTGCCAGCGCATTAGGGTTAAAACCTGGATCTGCAAATGGTGCTCCCGCAAACGACGTTCCGCCAAAAAACATAATATTATCCTTAAAAGGAAGCAGTGGGGTGGTATGGTGGAATCCACTGCCTCCATCTAAGAATTATATCATCGTTTAAACCAAGAAGGAAGTCCTAAATGTGGACGCTTGTCGAACATATTATCCTTCGCTCCAGGCGTCTTACGATTGTTATAATGCAGAAAAACTTGTA